CGACTGGAGACAATGGGCAAACCCCATGATTTATGCCATATTAGACGATATAATTATGTTAGAAAAGATGCGACTTGCTGATCTTTCAGCTTTAGATGGCGCTATATCTAACATTAGATTGTGGACGTTGGGTAGTCTTGAGCATAAGATTTTACCCAACAAAGCAGCTATTAACAAGCTTAGAGACATTCTTGCCAGTAACGTTGGTGGTGGCACTATGGAACTCGTTTGGGGTCCAGAACTATCTTTTCAAGAATCTCATAGTGAGGTGTACAAATTTCTAGGTTCCGAGAAGTATACCTCCGTGTTGAATAGCATCTACGCTGGACTAGGTGTCCCACCAACTCTTACTGGTATGGCCACAAATGGCGGTGGTTTTACAAACAATTTCATCTCCCTCAAGACTTTGGTTGAACGGTTACAATACGGTCGAGACCAATTAATTAGATTCTGGGAAAAAGAAATAGAACTTGTTCGTCAGGCTATGGGTTTTAGGTATAAGGCTCACATTCAGTTTGATCAAATGACACTATCAGACGAAGCTGCCGAAAAGAATCTTCTCATACAGCTTGCTGATCGTGATATTATCAGTCACGAAACACTTCTTGAGAGATTCAAAGAAATTCCTCAAATTGAAAATATCAGAATTAAAAGAGAACTCGACAAGAGAGAAAACTCTGGTCCACCAAAAGCTAGTCCTTACCATAATCCAAATCATCAGCAAGATCTTGAAAAAATGGATAAACAAGGCCAGCTAAATATGAAGCAGGAAAAATTAAAACAAAAAAATGCACCAACTCAGCCTCAAACTAAACTTGACATTAAGGAGGCCGGTCGCCCACAGAACAAGAAAGACGAAGGCCCACGCAAAAAAAGAGTCGATACACCGAGATCTAAACCCGGAGTTGCAGAACTTTTAGACTGGTCTGAAAATGCTTGGGGCAAAATAGGCTCTTGTGTCAACAAGGCGTTCCTTGGTTCTGTCGGAAAGAAAAACCTTAGACAGCTTAACAAATCTGAGGCCAATCAGCTTGAGAACCTTAAGCTTGAGGTATTTTTTAATATTGATGTATTAAGCAATGTTACAGAAAATGATATTCTTTCTGTTTTAAAATCTAATGCTGGCATTCCAAAAACACTTCAAATGAAGCTCAATTCTCACAATGTATCTATAAATACAATGTCAGTTGAGTCTTTCAAGAATCACGCAATTGGTATTTTGATATCAGAATACATGCAATAATACGCTTTTTCTTCAATCTTGTGTATAGTTTTTTTGAGAGGTTTAAATGGAAATATATAAACAAGAAATTAAAGACGGTATAGCTGATCTTGTACAAACAAGTGCAAGTATCGCTTATTGTATGCCAGCACATGTTGCGAAAGATACATCCGTCACTTCTTCTGAAGTTGTAAACAAGATAAAGGCTAGCGCCAACCCAAAACAGATCGATTTATATTACATCACTTCTGTTTTAGTTTCTACCGGCTGGAATAAGAACGATGACGTTTTTAATCCTTCGGAGACTTGGGCGGCTAGATCTACTCCAGAAGATAAACAATTCAATTTTATGCACGATGAAAATGATATTATTGGGCATATTACTGGTAGCTATATTATTGGCGAAGATGGAGAAAAAGTCACTTCTGACGAGATGCCATCCAAGTTTGATATAGTTACGGAAGCTGTTTTGTATAACAGTTGGACAAATCCAGAAAATAGAGAAAGAATGTCACAAATTATTGCCGAAATTGAAGAAGGCAAATGGTTTGTTTCTATGGAGTGTTTATTTGCTGGTTTTGATTATGCTTTAATAAATGAAGCTGGAGAAGCCAAATTATTAGAGAGAAACGAAGGTTCTGCGTTTTTAACTAAACATCTAAGAGCCTACGGTGGCACTGGTGAGTATGAAGGCTATAAAATTGGAAGGTCTTTAAAAGAAATTTCTTTTTCTGGCAAAGGTCTTGTGTCTAAGCCAGCAAACCCAAGAAGTGTCATTCTTGATGCTAGTCGGGCTTTCTCGCTAGATGATATAACTATAACTAGTTTTCCTAAAGGAGATAATGATATGTCAGAGACTAATCTTTTAGAGCAGCAGCTTGCAGAGTTAAAAGCGGAGCTAGCATCTGCACAAGAAGAAAATAAAGCTCTTCGTTCACACGTAGAAGAAGCAGCTTCAAAAGAAGCTGTTGAATCTATCACTAAGCTTGAGGCAACAATCGCTGAAAAAGACGAGCTTATTTCTGCTCTTGAAGCCTCTGTTGCTGAAAAAGAAACTTCCATCACTGAGCTTCAGGATTCTATTGCCAAGAGCGAAGAAGACATGAAGGAAAAAATGGAAGAACTCAAGAAGATGAAGAAGGAAAAGAAGATGGAAGCCCGCAAGGCTGCTCTTCTCGACCTTGGCTTAGAAGCTGAAGAAGCTGAAGAGTCACTCGCTTCATACGAAGAGTTAGACGATACATCTTTTGAAACTGTTCTTGCCGCTATGAAGAAAATGGCCGACAAGTATAAGAAAGAAGATGTTTCAGAAGAAGAAAAACCGAAGGCAGAAGAAGCAGAAGCAGAAGCTACGGAAGAAGCCGAAGCAGTTTCAGAAGAAGCTGTGGCAGAAATCCTAGAAGAAGTTTCTACATCTGAAGCCACTCTAGTAGACGCTTCCGACGAGAATGATGAGTTATTGGCCACAAGAGCTAGCGTAGCAGAGTGGCTTGAGTCCAACGTACTTAGCAAGTGAAACAAGGAGATTAAACTATGGCTCTAAAATCAGACAGATTTGAACTTCAGACAGATATTAGTTTCTTCTGCGACACGGTACTTACCCGTGGCGATGTCGTAGTAATGAATGACGGCACTGGCAGCGGAGCTGCTATGGATCAGGGTGTCGCACTCGTCAAGGTAGAAGCCGGTGACGCTGGTAGTGTTCCAGCCGGTATCCTACTTAATGACGTTGTTAACAAAGACCTAACACGTACCCATCTTAATCAGCACAAAGATGAAGTACAAAAGGGTGGCAAGGTTACAGTTCTTCGTAAAGGTTACGTGGTAACTAACGCTATCGATTCAAACGTTACCCCAGCTGTTGGTGACGTTGCTTACCTTTCAGAACTTGAATCTGGTAAGATTTCCAATGTTAGTGCTAACAGTTACAGCAACCTTACTATAGGCCGATTCTTATCAGCTAAGGATGCTGACGGCTATGCTAAAGTCGAAGTTAACCTTCCCTGAACTTAAATCATAACAAAAGGAGAAATTAATATGCCTATTACAGAAAGACCTAGTGATGAATTTATCGCTCTCCTACGTAAGTCAGGGGATGCCGACGTAAATGTGGCGCAAGCTGCACAAAGAGAGTTTGCAAAAGCTCTTGAGTTACCGCTTCGTAAGGGTGTGCTTGTCGGCAACATTCTTGGTAACATTTTCGAAACCATCAACGTAGAGTCAGGCTCAACCACTGAGTTCCCTCTTGATCTCATCAGCCCCGGCCTTGAAGGCGAACATGTCGCTTATACAAATCCGGGTCATGGTAGAATTCCAGAGCGTTCGGTTGAAGGCGACTACGTGATGATCCCAACCTATAGCATCGCATCATCCGTAGATTACCTTCTACGTTATGCCCGCGAAGCTCGTTGGGATATCGTTGGCCGCGCGATGCAGGTCATGGAAGCTGGCTTCGTTAAGAAGATGAATGATGACGGATGGCACACGCTCCTTGCAGCTGGTGTTGACCGTAACATTCTTGTTTATGACGGTGATGCAACCGCAGGACTCTTTACAAAGAGGTTAGTCTCACTCATGCAGACTGTTATGCGTCGTAACTCTGGTGGTAATGCCGCCTCAGTTGGTCGTGGTCGCTTGACTGATCTTTATGTTTCACCAGAAGCATTAGAAGACATCCGTAACTGGGGTCTAGATCAGGTTGACGAAGTTACTCGTCGTGAGATTTATACAGCACCTGAAGGTGGCGCACCTCTCACAAGAATCTTTGGCGTCAACGTTCATGATCTTGATGAACTTGGTGAAGGTCAGGAATATCAGTCGTTCTTTACGAGCGACCTTGGCGGTTCAGTCGAATCTAATGACGCTGAACTAGTCGTTGGCCTTGATCAGTCATCCAATGATAGCTTCGTAATGCCAGTCAAGGAGCAGCTACAAGTCTTTGAAGACCCAACACTACATCGTCAGCAGCGCGCTGGCTACTATGGTTGGGCCGAGCTTGGCTTTGGCGTTCTTGATAACAGAAGAGTTATTCTTGGTTCTTTCTAAGAATCATTTATATCTCTTTTCTGTTGCGATGCGAAAAAAGCCACCTTCGGTCGGGGGTGGCTTATTTCGTATGCAACATATTGTATCAGGACAGCCCTACTTAGGAGTATATAAATGACTGCATTATCAGATTATTTAGAATCTGGGATATTGACGCACCTTTTTCGATCTGGTTCTTTTTCTAAGCCATCAAATATATCTATTGCATTAACAAGTGACGTAGCCAAAGATAATGATACTGGCGCATCAATCCCCGAGCTACCAACCGGCGTTTTGCTTGGTTCTATACCAACAGCTACAAACTACCAAAGAAAAAGTCTTGGAAGCCCATCTGACTCTAAGTGGAACGCTACTGGTCACGATGACGCTACCGCATTCGCTGTTTTCACGGAAGACGTAGAGGCATCTGGATATTTTTATCCTCTCTATTTGTCTGAGCTTACGGCTACAAACAACGATACCAACGCTCTAAACAACGCAAAGAGCGCTTTGGAATATACATTCTCAGAATTTCCCGGCGTTACATTTTATGGCCCTCAAACGGTCACTGTCAGCGGAGAGTCTAATCCGGGATACGAAATGTATGAAGGAAATGGCTTTATCAAAAATTCTGAACAAATAGTATTTGATACCGCTACTACAGACTGGGGATGGGTATCTGGAGTTGCAATACTGGACTCTGACGTTCATCAGTCTGGTAACTTGTTGTTATACGCAGAACTTAATAACCCTAGATACGTTTACGCTGGAGACAGTATAAAATTTGATACCAACGCGCTTGAAATAAGCATTCAGTAAATCCAAAATATGAGGAATATAAGATATGCTTTTAGACAAGTATCAGCTGGTACAAAATATAATTAATGAACTGTCAGACAACGCCAGTGAATCTATTACGCCATATCATGTTAGACATAATCTTTTAGATATAATAGACTCCTTGCCGAGTCTATTTAAAGATATCAATACAGACTCTCAGAATGCTAAAACAAGAGATGTAAGAACTTCTATCTTTGGCGAACAAGCTATTGAGCGAATTGGTTTTCCTAACTACACAAGCGAAGACAATTCAGCTTTTGGCTATTCCGCTTTGAGGCTTAATTTTCGAGGCGCTAGAAATACAGCGCTTGGCTCACAAGCCTTAAGAACTAACATTTATGGCTCAGACAACGTTGCTGTCGGTCACGACGCTTTAGCAGCGAACGTGTCTGGCTCTGGAAATGTTTCAATTGGAAATTTTGGACTTACATCTAATAAGCAGGGCAGCTTCAATATATCAATTGGTCATGGTGCTGGATACTATATTTCTGGTGGAGATAGTTATCAGTTTTATTTAGGCTCTGCGCCAGTTGATTCTGGAGTTCTTTGTGACGACGTTGATGGATCTAACTTTACGCCGCTCATGCGCGGTGATCTACAGGAAAACATATTGGCAATCAACACCAACCACTTAGTTGGTGACGCAAAGCTACAAGTTAGTGGCTCTATGACTCCTTCTGTTGGTGACGCATTTGACATTGGCTCTTCGGGGTTAATCTGGTCAAACATATATTCTTCAAACGTATTCTTATCTGACACTAGAAAATTTTCTAACAGCGACAACGTTTATTTCAATTTTGACCTTGTTCCAGAATCCCCTAGCTCATATAACTTAGGGTCTCCAAGCAACCCTTTAGATTTTATTCATGCAGACAATCTTGTTATCAATACATCTGCAAGTATACAAAATGCAGAATTCATAAACAGCTCCTACTACTTAAATAAAACTCTTAATCTTGCTGCCAAACCAGCAGAAGTCGCTCTTGACGGCGGTGGCTCTTATTCTATTTATGATTACGCCCTTGAGCCAACCGACAACAATCTAATACCATATCTTTCTCTTGAAGAAGTAAATGGCGCTGGGCTTAGAGTTCATGTTGATTCTGGTGATGTGTTTGATTTTCTGTTAGACACGAACAATCCAGACGATGTTTTTTGGAAATCTAACATAAGCCTAGACCTTGGATCTGGTAACTATGTCAAGACAGACAAGGTTATATCCGGCCCAGAATTCTCTGTTGATTTTGGAGAAAATTTATTATCACTTAAAGATA